ATCAGTTTATCCAACAGGATTCTTCCTACTTCTTTCTGGCGATAAGGAATTCAGGTACAACATTTATCTTCTTCAACAGACAACGATAGCCGAAGAAGAAATGACGCTATACAAGATACCGATAGCCAACCTTAGCAAGAGTGCTGTGGTACATAGGCCAATAACTTCAGCGCAGTATGAACTATTGGCAACGCGGGAAAAAGCCTATATGTTCAACCAGCGAATCTACTGGAAGATGGCTTGTTATTACCTGACTGGTGGCGTGTATAAGATTGGGCCATTTTCTGAAACGTCTGATTTTAACCTGAACTTTGTCCTAACTAATTCGGTTTCATGGTAGGGATATGAGTATAATCACTGACACTAAAGGTATAAGCGCAACGCTGAAGCATGAAGATTTTGGCGATGTGTGTGATATTGCTCTATCAAACAAGTCTGGACAGTATGATTACTTGTTCGGTGCTACCTATAAGTTTTCAAGGTTCTTTCGTGTTAGTTCAGGATATGATGGACACGAAGTAAGCATCTTTACTGGCGGAACGTTTATTACCGCAAGGGATAAGGGAAAGATACCGTTAGTCTGCAACCTTAAACTCCTTGAACGTACCGCTTATGCAGACAAAATTCCTTTCCCTGAAATCTTCTACTATCAAAAAACAGTTAGTCAAATCATAACAGATGTATTCAAGAAATACCTTGGTTTCACTGATGCCGAAATAAGCATTACTGGAACGAACAAGAATGAGCAGATAGAGTTTTTCCAGTGTAAGAACCAGAATGTTATCACCAAACTGAAACAGATGTGCGAAGCATATGGAATGAACTTGGATATAGATTCTGACGGGTACTTGGTGGTGGATGATTTGTACAATAGTTTCAGTTCTGGCGTGTCATATTCAGATGGTGATATTGTTGATTATCACGAAGAAGTGACAGCAATCGAGGAAGCGGTATCTGAAGTTACTGTTATTGGGGATAAGCGAAAGGTTGAGGATTTAATAGAAGAAACTGAATGTGTAATTGGGTTTCTTCCGCCGAATGGTATCTATTTCCCATTCCTAACTTCTGCTGGTATTAACTATCAAGATGGGCTTGAACGGGCATACCAGTTTCTATCTAATTACAAATGGACAAGATATACACCGGGAAGTGATACGCCACAACGTTCCCTGCTTTGCCCGATGGTTTTTAGTAAAACAAGTCCGGTAGTAGCAGAGGTGTATCTTTTTGAAATAAAGCACTTCAAGAAATCAATACTTAGTAGATTGGAAATAAAGAAGTATGACCCGACAAGTGGTGCGGAATCATGGCTTGGTGATGCTGCTGAAACTGATTATGCTATAGATATACTATCTACCGATGAAGATAAAACAATAGTTAGGGTTACTTATGCTGGAACAAACCATTATGCCGGATATGCCAATGGACTGATTTGTATTGTTCTTTATGGCTATAAGTACATGGAAACGTCTTCTGAAATAGCTAAGGGATACTACTATGGACGTGTTGGAGATAGTGCTTTAATAGCAGACCTTGGTTTTGTTAGACGTAAAGAAGTTACCCTTGATTGGGTATCATCTGACGCACAAGCGTTGGTTGCTGCTAACAATGTTTTGGTATTGGAAAAGTACAGAAAGAATAAGATAGTCTTGACTATCCCGCATAATCCATTGCTGGTACGCGGGGATATAATCACGTTATCTGATAAGAGCATATCACTGTACGTTGATTCGGTATCACATAGGTTGATACTGTTGAAAGAAAGTGAAATCTGGAAGACTGAAGTGGTTGGATATAAGGTTGAGAACGAGCCGTGGTTAGCACTTGGAAACGGTACTTGGTTAAGTGGCGGGAGTGGAACTTGGGCAGCTTCTATCCCATGAAAAACTTGACAGTTACGTTGGTAATTGACATACTTAATAGTAAGGGGAAGAGCTAATGCAGAATTGGTACAACGAACCAGCGGTAACTACCGACAAACTGACAAGTTTATCGTATATGTCAGAACAGTTTGCTACATTACGTTCTTCATTTTGGGGAACATCTGCACCAGCCGCGCCTGTATCCGGCCAATTATACAGGAAAGACAACGGTGATGGAACCTATAATGAATATACTTACAATGGTTCCACGTGGGTACAGACGGCCTTGAATAGTCGCCTGAAATCATCTTTTCTTGAAGATATACTTACCATTCCTGGTGGTGTACGTGTACCGATAGAAACAATCACATCATCTACACCAATCACTACATCTAAACATACTGTCCTTATCAACGCAACTTCAGGCGAAGTTGTGGCGACACTTCCTAATGCTACTACATGCGAAGGACAGGTGTATGTGTTCAAGAAGATTGACGTTAGTGCAAACAAAGGTAGGGTGTATTCTTCGCTGTCAATAGATTTGTCAACGTACTACGATTTATCAGCGCAGAATGATGCGGTGGTAATCGTAAGCGATGGTATAAAATGGTATGCAGTTAGCAAATTTGCATAGGAGAGAACAAATGAGAAAACGAATGATGTTAGTTGCGGCACTTGCGCTACTTATGCCATTGATGTTTATTCGTGTAGCCAATAGCGCGATTCAGTACGATATTTTTGCTAATGGAAACCAAAAAGCGGTTAGGGTTGGTTTTGATTCTACATATCCAATTACTATTTCTGGAACAGTCCAAATTGATTCAAGTATCTTCTATAAGTTTTACGGATATGGAAGTCAGAACCAGATACTTAGACAAAAGGTAAGTACGTATGAACTTGTGACTTGGGATAACAACCTATCTACGGTACTTGGTACTACCAGTTTAATTTCAAGCGGAAGGGTAAAGGTAGATGGTTCAGGGGTAACGCAACCAGTAA